GGAAGTGGGCTCGGGCTGGGCCACCGAAACGGCGGCCACCACCGAGACCGCGACCCCGATCATCGAGCGCATCTCGATCAAGCTGCACGAGCTGGCGGCAATGCCCAAGGCCTCGCAGCGTTTGCTGGACGACAGCGCGTTCGACGTCGAGGGCTGGCTGGCCGAGAAGATCGCCACCCGCTTCATCCGCGCCGAGGCTGCGGCCTTCATCAACGGCGATGGCGTGGACAAGCCGAAGGGCATCCTGCTGCCGACCAAGGTCGCCAACGCGTCCTGGACCTGGGGTCAGCTTGGCTATGTGCCGACCGGTGCCGCGGCGGACTTTGCCACCACCAACCCGGCCGACTGCATCGTCAACCTGGTCTACGCGCTGGGCGCGGATTACCGGGCGAACGGCACCTTCGTGATGAACTCGAAGACCGTGGGCGCGGTGCGCAAGATGAAGGACGCGGACGGCCGTTTCCTGTGGTCGGACGGCCTTGCAGCGGGCGAGCCGTCGCGGCTGATGGGCTATCCGGTGCTGATCTGCGAGGACATGCCGGACGTGGCCGCAAACGCCTTCCCGATCGCCTTCGGCGACTTCCGGTCGGCCTATACCATCGCCGAGCGCCCGGACCTGCGGATCCTGCGCGATCCGTTCAGCGCGAAGCCGAATGTCCTCTTCTACGCCAACAAGCGCGTCGGCGGCGACATCACCGACTTCGCGGCCATCAAGCTGCTGCGCGTCGCAGTCTCGTGACGACCTGGCCCGGTCCCCGAGGCGGGGGCTGGGCCGACACCCGAGCCTTGCAATTTCCGAAGGCCCCGGCTGCGGGCGGAGAGTGACCCATGATGTTGACCGAAGAGACCCAGGTGCCCCAGGCGGCGCTGCCGGTGGAAGAGATGAAGGACCATCTGCGGATGGGTTCGGGTTTTGCCGACGACGGGCTGCAGGACGGGCTGATCGAGACCTATCTTCGTGCGGCCCTGGCGGCCATCGAGGGGCGGATCGGCAAGATGCTGTTTCAACGCCGGTTCCTGTGGGAGCTGGACTGCTGGCGGGATGATGAGCAGGCGCTGCCGGTCTCGCCGGTGACGGGGATCGTCAGTGTCGCGCTGGTCGACGCGGCGGGGGGCGAGGTGGTGGTGCCTGCGGGGGCGTACCGGCTGATCCCCGACCTGCACCGGCCTCGTCTGGCGGGGCGGGGCGGCGCCTTGCCGACGATCCCGAGCGAAGGGTCGGTCAAGGTGGTGTTTGACGCGGGCTTCGGTCCGGCCTGGACGGATGTTCCGGTGGACCTGCGGCAGGCGGTGCTGCTGCTGGCCGGGGAGTTCTATGAGCACCGGCACGACGACGGCGCGCAGGCGGCAGGGTTGCCGTTTGGCGTGGTGACGCTGATCGAGCGCTGGCGGACGGTGCGCATTCTGGGCGGGGGCAAGAAATGAACGCCCCGCATCTGAACCGGGCGCTGGTGCTGGAGGGGGTCGTCAGGACCCCGGACGGCGCGGGCGGCTTTACTTCGGCGTGGACCGCGCTGGGCACGCTTTGGGCAGAGGTGCTGCCCGGGTCGGGCGGCGACACGCTGGGCGAGGAGCGGCTTCTGTCGGCGGTGCCTTACCGGATCACGGTCCGGGGAACGCCGGTGGGGTCTCCGTCGCGCCCCCTGGCAGGACAGCGGTTGCGTGAGGGGACGCGGCTGTTCCTGATCCAGGCGGTGACGGAACGCGACCAGTTTGGCCGCTATCTGACCTGTTTCTCGCGCGAGGAGGTGCCGAAATGAGCTACAGTGCAGCACCCGCCCTGCAGACGGCGGTGTTCCAGCGGCTGTCGACCTGGCCTGCGCTAGCAGGTGTGGCGATCTTCGACGCCGTCCCGCCGAACGCGACGGGGACCTTCGTGCTGATCGGCCCGGAAGAAGCGCGGGACCAGTCGGACAAGACCGGTGACGGGGCCGAACATCAGATGGTGATCAGTGTGATCACCGATGCGACCGGGTTCCTGTCGATCAAGACGATTGCCGCAGGCATCTCGGATGCGCTGATCGGTGCATCCCTGACGCTGAGCCGGGGGCAGCTTGTCAGCCTGTTCTTCCTGCGCGCCAGCGCCCGCCGGATCGAAGAGGGCGAGACGCGGCGGATCGACCTGACCTTCCGGGCGCGAGTTCAATTCTGACGCCCCCCTGACACCTTTCTAACGGAGAACGAACATGGCTGTGCAAAGCGGCAAGGATCTGCTGATCAAGATCGACCAGACGGGGGACGGCCAGTTCGTCACCATCGCGGGGCTGCGGGCCACGCGGATCAGCTTCAACACGGAATCGGTGGATGTCACCAGCCTGGAAAGCCAGGGTGGATGGCGGGAACTGCTGGCGGGGGCGGGGGTAAAGTCAGCCTCGATCTCGGGGTCGGGCGTTTTCCGCGACGAGAACACCGATGAGCGCGCGCGCCAGGTGTTCTTCAATGGCGAGATCCCGGACTTTCAGGTGGTGATCCCGAGCTTTGGCATCATCGAAGGGCCGTTCCAGATCACGTCCATCGAATACTCGGGCAGCCACAACGACGAGGCGACATACGAGATGGCGATGGCCTCGGCCGGCGCGTTGACGTTCACGGCGCTTTGACATGGCGAACCCTTGGACAGGCGAGGTGGCGATTGTCCTGGATGGTCAGCGCCATGTGGCGAAGCTGACGTTGGGCGCCTTGGCCGAGCTGGAAGAGGCGCTGGAGACCGGGTCGCTTCTGGACCTGGTGCAGCGGTTCGAGGAGAGGCGGTTCTCGACCCGCGATGTGCTGGCATTGATCGTCGCGGGACTTCGCGGCGGCGGTTGGCAAGGCACGGCCGCCGACCTTTTGCGGGTCGAGATCGGCGGTGGGCCGGTCGAGGCGGCACGGGCGGCGGCGGAACTGCTGGCGCGGGCGTTTTCGTTGCCGGGCGAGCAATGAGCGGCATCGACTGGCGCGGGCTGATGCAGGCGGGCCTGCATGGGCTGGGCCTGGAGCCGGCGGTGTTCTGGCGGCTTACGCCGGTGGAGTTGAGGATCATGTTAGGGCGGGAGGGTCTGGTCCCGCCCCTGACGCGCGCGCGGTTGGCGGAACTGTCAGCGGCGTTTCCGGATGCAAGGAAGGATCAGGGCGATGGCGGATATCGGAACGATGCAAGAGCAGCTTCAGGCGCTTGAGGCGCAGCTGGGCTCATCCGTGTCGATGGTCGCGGCATTCGATGGCGAGCTGGCCCGGATGCGGGAGACGATGCTGTTCACCGGACGCGAGGTGAACACGCTGTCGAGCGGAATCAGCGGGGGCCTGCGGAAGGCGTTCGACGGGCTGATCTTCGACGGGATGAAGCTGAACGACGCGCTGAAGACTGTTGCAAATACGATTGTCGACACGGTCTATCAGATTGCGCTGAAGCCGATCACTGGCGCCATCGGAGGGTTCTTGGCGCAGGGGATTTCGTCTGTCCTTGGCGCTGGTATGCCCTTTGCGAACGGCGGAGCTTTCAGTGAGGGGAAAGTGAGACCCTTTGCGCAAGGCGGGGTCGTGTCGGGGCCGACCACCTTTCCAATGCGGGGTGGGCGCGGGCTGATGGGTGAGGCGGGGCCGGAGGCGATCATGCCTCTGGCGCGGGGGCCTGACGGGCGGCTTGGGGTTCAGTCAGCGGGCGGGCGGGCGGTTAACGTGGTGATGAACATCACGACGCCGGACGTCCAGGGCTTTCAACGCAGTCAGGCCCAGGTGGCCGCTCAGGTCAGCCGTGCCCTGTCACGCGGCCAGCGCAATCGGTGAGGATTTCCAATGGCTTTCCATGAGATACGCTTTCCGGCAAACCTGAGTTTCGGCTCGGTCGGGGGACCGGAACGGCGAACGGAAATCGTCACCTTGGCCAACGGCTTTGAGGAGCGCAATACGCCCTGGCTGCATTCGCGCCGCCGGTATGATGCGGGCGTCGGCTTGCGGTCGCTGGACGACATCGAGACGCTGATCGCCTTCTTCGAGGCGCGCTCTGGCCAATTGCATGGGTTCAGATGGAAGGACTGGTCGGACCACAAGTCCTGCGCGCCGTCGAGCGAGCCGAAAGTGGACGATCAGGTCATCGGCACGGGTGACGGCGTCACCACAGCTTTTCAACTGCAGAAGACCTATGTGTCTGGCCTGCAAAGCTATGTGAGACCGATCCGGAAACCGGTGACCGGTACGGTGCGCGTGGCGGTCTCGGGCGATCAGAAGATTGAGGGGCTTGAGTTCGGGGTGAATTCCGAGACCGGGGAGGTGACGTTTGCGCTGCCCCCGGATGCAGGGACGCGGATCACTGCTGGGTTCGAGTTCGATGTGCCGGTGCGCTTTGACACCGATGCGATCCAGACCTCGGTCGCCTCGTTCCAGGCGGGTGATGCGCCGAATGTTCCGGTTGTGGAGATCCGCCTATGACCGCAGACGCGCTTTATGCCCATCTGGAGGGTGGGACGACAACGGTCTGCCGTGCCTGGACCGTCCGCTTGCGCAACGGGACGGAAATGGGGTTCACCGACCACGACCGCGACCTGGTGGTCGACGGGGTGCCCTGCCGTGCCGATACCGGCCTGACCGCGCGGGCCTTGCAGCAGACGACAGGGCTGTCCGTTGACAACTCGGAAGCAGTGGGCGCGCTAAGCGATGCCGCGATCCGGGAGGCCGATCTGGTGGCTGGTCGCTATGACGGAGCTGAGGTCAGGGCATATCTCGTGAATTGGGCCGCGCCAGGCGACTGGGTGGAGCAGTTCCGCGGTTCGCTGGGAGAGATCACGCGGGCGGGCCCCTCGTTCCGGGCAGAGCTGCGGGGCCTGTCGGCCCTTCTGAATCGCGCGCAGGGCTATGCTTACCAACGCGGGTGTTCGGCTGTCCTTGGCGATGCGCGCTGCCGGTTCGATACGGCCCAGCCTGGCTACTTCGCGGACCTGATCGTCGAAGAGGTCGAGGACGGACGGATATTCCGCTTTGGATCGCTGACGGGGTTCGACGAGCGCTGGTTCGAGCATGGCCGGTTCGAGGTGGTTACGGGCGCCGGGGCCGGACTTGTGGGGCAGGTGCGGTCCGACCGGTTTTGGAATGGCTTGCGCGAGATGGAACTTTGGGAGTCGATCCGTGCAGACATCACCACGGGCGATCGCGTCCGGGTGATCGCGGGCTGTGACAAGAGCTTTGCGACCTGTCGGACCAAGTTCCTGAACACCTTGAACTATCGTGGCTTTCCGCACATTCCGGGTGAGGACCTTCTGTCATCTTATCCGGTTCCGGAACGGCCTAACCCTGGGGGGCCGCGCCTTACCTTGCCGGGTTTTCCATGACACGGGGCCCCCGGATCGTTGCCGAAGCGCGGGCCTGGATCGGCACCCCATATCTGCATCAGGCCTCGGTCAAGGGGGCGGGTACGGACTGCCTGGGACTGTTGCGCGGGGTCTGGCGCGCGGTTCTGGGCGAAGAGCCGGAGCCGGTTCCGCCATACACCGATGACTGGGCCGAGCCTGACCGGCGCGAGGTTCTGATGGATGCGGCGGAGCGGCTTCTGATCCGAAAACCGCTGGGATTGGCAGAGCCGGGCGATGTGCTTCTGTTCCGGATGCGCGACCAGGCCGTGGCCAAGCATCTGGGCATCCAGTCCGTCTGCGGGGACCAGCCCGCCTTCGTGCATGCCTATACCGGGCACGGCGTTGTCGAAAGCCCCCTGTCTCGGCCCTGGACGCGCAGGGTCGTGGCCCGCTTTGCATTTCCGGAAGGATCCTGAAGAATGGCGACGCTTCTATTGTCGGCGGCAGGTGCTGCCATTGGTGCCGGGTTCGGTGGCGCAGTTCTTGGGCTATCGGGCGCAGTGATTGGTCGTGCCATCGGTGCGACGGTCGGCAGGGCAATCGACCAGCGGATTCTGGGCGCGGGGTCGGACCCGGTGGATATCGGCAGGATCGACCGGCTTCGTCTGACCGGCGCAGGGGAGGGCGCGCCCATCGGGCAGCTCTGGGGCCGCATGCGGCTGGGTGGCCAGGTGATCTGGGCCACCCAGTTTACCGAAACCGTCCGCAGGCGACGGTCGGGCAAGGGTGCGCCGAAGCCAAAAGTGAACGAATTCAGCTATTCGATCAGTCTGGCCGTCGCTCTGTGTGAGGGCGCGATCCTGCGGGTCGGCCGGATCTGGGCGGATGGTAACGAGATTTCCGCAGGGGACCTGAACATGCGGGTCTACACCGGAAGCGAGGCGCAGTTGCCTGACCCAAAGATCGAGGCGGTCGAAGGAGCGGGTCGTGTGCCTGCCTATCGTGGCCTGGCATACGTCGTGATCGAGGACCTGGAACTTGGGCCATACGGCAACCGCATTCCCCAGTTCAGCTTTGAAGTCGTCCGCCCGGCGCAGGGTGGATCGATCGGCGCGTTTGATACCCTGGGTGGGGCGGTTCGCGCTGTGGCCCTGATTCCGGGTACCGGCGAGTATGGGCTGGCAACGACCCCGGTCCACTATGCCGAAGCGCCGGGGAGGAACCGGAGCGCGAACGTTCACAGCCCCTCGGGCCTGACGGACTTTGCGACCAGCCTCGATCAGTTGAGCGACGAGTTGCCGGCGGTTCAGTCGGTATCTCTGGTTGTGTCGTGGTTCGGCGATGACCTGCGCTGCGGGTCTTGTAAGGTCCAGCCAAAAGTGGAGCAGCGGTCTGTCGACGGGTCCGGCATGCCGTGGCGGGCCGGCGGGATCGGGCGCGCGGCGGCAGCCCAGGTGCCGCAAGAGGATGGCGCTTCGGTCTATGGCGGAACCCCCGCTGATGCGTCCGTCATCCAGGCCATCCGGGCCATCCGGGCCTCTGGCAAAGAGGTGATGTTCTATCCCTTCATGCTGATGGACCAGCTGGAAGACAACGGCCTTCCGGACCCCTGGAGCGGAGCGCCGGATCAGCCCAAACTGCCCTGGCGCGGCAGGATCACCACGTCGGTCGCCCCTGGGCGGGATGGAACGCCGGATCGTACGGCGCAAGCGGTGACCGAAGTCGCGGCGTTCTTCGGGTCCGCCCAACCAGCGCATTTTGGGGCAAACGGCGAGACCATCACCTATTCCGGACCTGCGGAATGGAAGTACAGGCGGTTCATCCTGCATTATGCAAGGCTTTGTGTTGCGGCGGGCGGAGTGGACGCCTTTTGCATCGGTTCGGAAATGCGGTCGCTGACCCAGATCCGCGGACCGGGCGACAGCTTTCCGGCGGTCGTCGCTTTGCGTGACCTTTTGGCGGATGTCCGTTCCATCCTGGGGCCGACAACCAAGATCAGCTATGCTGCCGACTGGTCGGAATACTTCGGCTATCAGGCGGACGGCAATCTGTACTTTCACCTCGATCCACTTTGGGCCGATCCCGAAACGGATTTCATCGGCATCGACAACTACATGCCGATTTCGGACTGGCGGGATGGCGACGACCATGCCGACGCGGACTGGGGGTCGATCTACGATCTTGGGTATCTTCGGTCCAACGTGATGGGTGGCGAAGGGTATGACTGGTACTATGACAGTCCGGAAGGCGCGCTGGCCCAGCGCCGCGTTGCGATCACTGACGGGCAGTATGGCGAGCCCTGGGTTTACCGGTACAAGGACCTTCGGTCGTGGTGGCTGAACACGCACCACAACAGGATCAACGGCCTGCGCATGGCAAACCCTACGCCCTGGGTGCCACAGTCAAAGCCGTTCCGGTTCACCGAATATGGCTGTCCCGCCGTCGACAAGGGGACGAACCAGCCCAACAGGTTTGTCGATCCGAAGTCATCGGAGTCAGGCCTTCCGGCCTGGTCGAACGGTCGCCGGGATGACCTGATCCAGATGCAATACCTCCTCGCGACCAATAGCTTCTGGTCGCAGGCGCCCAACAACCCGGTGTCGATCCTGTACGGTTCGCCCATGGTGGACATGTCGCGCGCCCATGCCTGGGCCTGGGATGCGCGACCGTTCCCCGAGTTTCCGGGCCAGACGGATGTCTGGAACGATGGCGACAACTACCGGTTGGGTCACTGGCTGAACGGGCGTGCGACCAACCAGCCTTTGGCGGCGGTCGTTGCCGAGTTGTGCGAAAAGTCCGGCGTCGATGCCTTGGATCTGACCCGTCTTTTCGGCATTGTTCGTGGGTTTCATCAGCCTGACCTTGCGACGGCAAGGTCGTCGCTGCAGCCACTGTTCATGGTCTTCGGGTTCGACGTCTTCGAACGGGATGGCAAGCTTGTCTTCCGAAACCGGTCCGGGCGGATCGCAGCGGTTCTTGATCCCGCCGAGCTTGCGGTTCTTCCGGATCTCGAGTCGGATGCCGAGATCACCCGTGCGGACGACACCGAGATCGCCGCGCAGGTGCGGCTGGGGTATATCGAGGCGCAATCAAGCTATGAGGTTCGCTCGGTCGAGGCACGCTTCCCGGACGAGGAGGCCCGCGGTGTCTCACAGACGGACCTGCCGCTTGCGCTGACCGGTGGGGAAGCCCAGTCAACCGTGGAACGCTGGCTGGCCGAAGCGCACGTGGCGCGGGATTCGATCCGGTTCGGTCTGGGCCAGTCAAAGCTTGGTCTGGGCGCGGGCGATGTCGTCGCATTTCGCGATGCGTTGTATAGGATCGACCGGGCAGAGCAGGCAGAGGCGCAACTTCTGGAAGGCGTACGGATCGAAGCGGGGGTGTACAGAACCTCGCAACAGGATCGCGAAACGATCGTGACGCGGGCCTTCCTGCCTCCGGTCCCGGTACTGCCCTACTTCCTGGATCTGCCGCTTCTGACCGGAGATGAAGTGCCCCACGCGCCGCATGTCGCGGTTACGGCAGAGCCCTGGCTGGGGGCTGTTGCGGTG